TGCAATATAATTATTATTATAATTATTATAATTATTATTATTATAGGGAGGGTGTATGCAAGAGAGTGAGCTAAACGATAGAGAATTAGAACGCACTATACTCTCTGTTATGTTATCTGGCAAAACAGATACCGCATTTTTTGCCGATAGAGTACACAAGGACGATCTATTCTATACCCACCATAAGACTATTTTTGGTGGCCTAGTGGACTTGTTTCGCTTTAGTGATTCCGTAGACTATATTACTCTACGTTCTAAATTTACAGGTGATGCAAGGATACTGGAACTCTTAGGAGAGATACATAATTATGTACCGTCTGAGTCGGTAAATAAAGACCAAGCTTGTAGGTTACTGAAAGAGTTTGCTTCTAAACGTGCTGTACTGAGGTTATGCCATCAGGCTATAGCAGGGCTAGATAGAAACTCAGACTCCGAGGAAGTCATACAGTTAATACAGCATGAATCTACAAATATACTACGTTCCTCTAGCTTCTTACTCAAGCAGTCAGGCGTGGCTGAATCCGAAGATTGGATTAAAGAGATACAGAGTGAGATAGACTTAGGGGAACGTGGAGAAGATGAGTACGATGCACCACCAGTAGGGATGCCTGAGTTAGATGCTAAGATGAAGGGGTTACAGGATATTAACGTAATATCTGCCCCTACTGGGCATGGCAAATCGATGCTGGCATTAAACTGGGTAGTCAATATAGCCTTAAACGATAAGTTTACAGGTAAGATACTGTATATGAACTATGAAATGAACCAGAAACAGTTGGCACGTAGAGTATTAGCCATCGCATCTGGCGTTACATATGACGAAATATACAAGCGTAGATTTATCACTAAGGAAAATGCGGCTAGGTATTGCCAAGCTAGAGATACATTCTTAGAGAAGAAGAACATTATCCTTACCAACAACGAACCTAAAACTCTATCGGTAACGATGGCGTTAATACAGGAACACGTTACCTGTAATGACGTACAGATCGTAGTCATAGATCATTTAGGTGAGATAGCTAGTGAACGTGAGGAACACAATATGGATCATTGGATGAAACTCTCTAAGTACGTTAAGGAATTAAAGAATGTAACAACTAGACTAGGCGTACACTTAATTGTAGTCGCACAGCAAAACAGAGAAGGGTATAATAACGGTATGGGTCAGGCTGGTGGACTAGGTAGGGTCGCTGGTACTCTGGAATTGAGTAGGATATGCGATTGTTTTATCAACCTGTATATCAACCGTGAAGAAGAACGCATTATGTCGCTAGAGAAAAACAGAAATGGTGAAGCCTGTAAGTTTATTATTAATTTTAATGGTGCTACACAGACCATCTCAATTAAGGAGGAGGTAAAATAATGAGATATGTACTCGCTAGAGAATGTCCGCACGAAGATCATCAGGGAGAGGAGTGCGTTACCTATTCCTACCTACAGACCAGTATGGAAGATGCCGATGGTAACGTAATGGAAGGACGTAGTGTAAAAATCTTTGAGTCTAAAGCAGAGGCTCAGGCATTTATGAAGGATATGCGTTATAGCCCGGATGTAGTAATGATTCTACCATATGAGGAGGGTATCTATGAATAAGAAAGATATGTTATTGTTTGTCAAACTTACACTAGAGGATATGATTTGCGCCTCTATATCCAGAGATGGCACAGATCACCATGAACGTGCTACCCTAGAAAAAGCTAGGGATTGGACTAAACGGTTAATGGAATTGGAAAAAGAAGATATATATTCCGAGCAATATACCAATTACCACATCACAGTACCCCTGAGTAAGAGAGAGTGTAAAGAGATTATACACGCTGGCTCAAACTCTGGGAGTGGTTACGATTGGGTGTTCCCTGCCAAAGAAGATAAGTATGTAAAGATACACGTAGAGATTGTGCCAGAGAAACGCTATGAAAGAAAATAAAGAACGCCACCCATGTATTGTGGCTAAACATGATGTGGTAAAAGTTAGAGCCGCTAAGAGAATTGCTGTGCTATGTCGAACCTGTAATAAATGGATAGGGAAAAAACATGAGTAAATTCAGTAGAAGTAAAGGGCAAAGAGGTGAGCGTGCAGTAGCAGAACTACTACAAGAACACCTACAGACTGAGGTTAAGAGAGAGTTAGGTGCCCCTAGAGATGGTGGGTGCGATATTAAAATTACTCTAAATGAAATCACCTATTTTATCGAAGTAAAATACCATGCTAAAGTTACACAGAGTACGGTAGATAAATGGTGGGAGCAAGCTAGAGAGCAAGCCAAACTCAATGAGGATATAGTTTTAAACCCTGTACCTGTACTGATTTATCGACAAACAAGATGGAAAGAGTGGGAGTGTAGGATACCGTGGCATCATATGTTATGGCAGATGGAAAAGACTTCACTTAAATCTAAAGTATCACCAGAGCCACACATTACTATGCCAATACGTGTACTAACAGACGTAATGCAAGTCGGTAAGAGTCAATCTATATCTAAAGGTAAGATGGTAATAACAGATCATAATGATGTGAGTAAGGATGAACTAGAACAATACATAGACCAAGCCAGAAGGAGGGCTTAACTCATGCCTAAGACAAAACGTAGAGTAAAAGCAGATGAAAGTTTTTGGTCAGTTAGAGACAATCGGCATAAAGTATATCTAATAGTTTTTACTCTTGCCTGTTTTCTAGCTCTAGTTGATGCCATTATTAATTACTAATATGGAGAAACCTATGGATTTAACAGAATACTCCTGTTACCTAGAATGGTATGAGGCTTCGGTTGCTATACACGTAGTAGGATTAAGGCATACCGAGTCTCTACGCAAAGGGCTTAGAGACAAACATGGTTATGCTGGCAGGGATGTGCATGATAACCTATACGGTGTACTAGGAGAGATGGCCTTCTCTAAGATATGCAACGTGTACTACCCATTAACAGTTAATACTTTTAAAGAAGCAGATATTGGTAAAACATGGCAGATTAGAACCGTAGGTAGTAATAAAAATACGAATCTAATCATTAGAAAGAATGACCCGATAGAGCATAACTACGCATTAATACATATAGAAAAAAATAAGAATTGGTATAAAGCAGAATTTAAAGGTTGGATTAAAGGTAAGGACGCTAGGCGTGAGAGATACCTAACAGACTTTGGTTACAAGCACCGTCCCGAAGTTTATTGCATCCCATTTTCGGAGTTGCAACCCCCAAATTATTTCCCCTTAGAAGCCCCTCAAATTTGATTTAAGCGATTATTTTTTGAATTGGATGGTAGGAGTCGGGTGATTATTTGATCGCCCGATTTCTGCTTTTATTTGTCAATCGCAGATTCTTTCTACTGTTATTCATAGGGTTGCCGTCCTTATGGTGTACGTCCTTAGTGGATTTCCTACCGTTTAATACTTTTCTCCTAGCGGCATTACGTGATGCTCTACGTTTAATCTGCTTTGGTTTTCCCTGATACGTGCGATACTCCTTTGCGTAGTCTCTCGGCATATACTTTTCTCACTCCATTTAAAGGGACACAATTTAATGTCATACCTAAAGGGATTCCTATTTTTGATGCCTGCTCCCCTCTATTTAGACAATCCTGTTTTCTAATATAGGTTTCTAAAACCTCTACACTCTGAACCTGACTGCCAGATAAGATTATAGAAATGAGTAGCCACATTATTTCTTCTTACTAGATAATAGTGTTTCAAGTATAAGGTGCTGGACATTAATAATCTTATCTAAATCCTGTTTGGTAATACGTTCTGCGTTTAACTTATTAACCTGATCTTCTACACGATCCAGCCTGCCCCACAGTTTCCTGATAATCCATGCAGATAAGGCTACTAGAGTAGTGCATAGTGCAATAAACCATTCCTGTATTTTCTCCATAGCACTACTTTGTATTTTTTTTATTTAAATTCCCAGAATCGACTACTCGTATATCGGTAACTTTATCCTCTTTAGATTTTTCTAATTCGTTGATACGCATATGCAAACTAGCTATGTCGGATTTATATTCCTGTCTAGGCACAGTAGTATGCTGTATCTCGTCTATTCTTCTATCGGTTTCATGGATTAAGCTAGAGTTTTTGGAGACAGCCTGACCGTCTGCTTTATCTTTCTCTAGTCCGTCTATCTTTGCAGTCATGCGGTTGAGC